GTAAAGGCGATGTTCGCCCCGTGGACCTGCGGGGCCGGTCGGGCCCGGTTCTCCCTGTGCGCCTTGTGGGCCGGTCGGGCCAGCGGGGCCAGCGGGGCCCTGTTCACCCTGCGGCCCTTGCTCTCCTGGGTCGCCCTTGGGGCCCTGGATGCCTTCCGTGGTACTCAGGTCATAGAAGAACTCATAGGCAGATGCCCCTTTGGCGTAGATGTATCCGCCCTGTTCGCCGCCGGTCTGGGTGGAGATCCCCACAAGAGAGCCCTGCGGCAGACCATCGGTGGCATAACCCTCGTTCATGGCGGAAACGGTATCATATATCTTCTGAATGAGGAACGGATTTCCCTGGTCTCCCTTGGGACCCTGGATGCCTTGCGGGCCTTGCGGGCCGACACTACCGGCAGGACCCTGTGGTCCTTGTGGCCCCTCTGGCCCCGTGGCTCCCCGTTCTCCCTGGATACCTTGCGGGCCTTCCGGTCCCTGTACACCGGGCTCGCCCTGTGGTCCTGTGGAACCAGTTGGGCCAGCAGGCCCAGCAGGTCCTTCCACGCCCTGCTCGCCTTGAATGCCCTGCGGTCCGGCAGGTCCGGTCGCTCCAGGGGCGCCCTGGTCTCCCTTCGCGCCCGTGTCGCCCTTCGGGATGCCGAAGTTAAAGGTCACGTTGGTATTGGAACCGCTCTTTTCAACGGTGGCCTCGCTCCCCGCTGGAAGCGTCTCCACGGTGGCGTTGATGTTCGGGACCACCACGGAGCCACCGCCGGAGCCGGGACCGCCGCCGACGACCATTGCGCCAACAATTCCGTCTTTGATAGACAATTAAATCGCCCCCTATTACTTGACCCACTGGAGATCGCCGTTCAGAATGTAGGTCACGCGCCCGATTCCGCTTCCGTCCGCGCTCTCGGCGCAGAACGCCTGAGAGCCGATACCGCAGTCGGTGGGCAGCTCAGCGGCGTCCTCCTCGCTGTCTAGTACGAAGGTGGACGTGAACGGGTCGGTGCCAATCAGATGAAATGCCATGACCATGACCTCCTTGTTCAGAAAAGATTGATGGAAGGGCTGAAATTTACCACGCCGCGGTAGGTACAGGCTTGCTCATACCGGCGGAGTTCCTGATTAAGCGTATCTTCCTCACTCCGCCGCTTTTCCTCCTGCGCTCGTGTCCAGTTGGCTTCGTTAGGTGGGTCAAAGGATTTGTCACTCACTTTAGCTGACCGCGCTAGCCAGTTCCCGGTGAAGCGGTACTCCCATACCATGTGGAAGCACAAGCCCAGGATGCGCTTCATATCCGGGGAGAGCGTTTTTTGGAACACTCCGTCCCGATACAGGTCGATGATGAACTCTGTGCCAGATATCAGCCCAGCAGGGAAAGTCACCTTCCCCGTCTGAGGGTCGTAGGTTTCCATGGAATAGGGAGTGTCCACAGGATTTCCAAATTTATCTGTGCCCCGGATAACCACAGAACACAGTTCGTATCCAGGATTGGCCTGGATGGTGATAGGCTCTGTAGTAGGTGTCTGCATTTCTCCAGGTGGCAGGATTTCAGCCGGTACAGCCCACTGTGTCTCCGAGAAAAAGGACGGGGTACGCTGGGATAGATAGGAGATGATTTCCGTTGGCCGATTGAATCGGGGGATTGCCGCTTGAAGATAGTAGGAGGCGGTATTGAGAAAGGCCGCCGGATTGATGTCGTATGCCTCCTGGTTTCTCACATCGTCTGTGAATAGGTTGCCATAGTTCAGGATGATGTCAGACCATTTTGTGGTCGCTCCCAGCGGCTCTACCGGGGCCAAAACTGTGTTCTGATAGGGAACGTCATCATAAAGAAGCGTTACCGTGACTTCTTCGGTGCCTGTCAGCGGGGGCACACCGAAGTAGTCCTCCCTCTGCGGGGCTGGTGCGGAGTGGAAATAACCTGTCGCTCCCGTCTCGAAACTCTGGGCGCTGTTCAGGTGGAGGGGGTATGTCTGCCCATTCAAAGTTACGGACACGGACTTATATGCGGCTGTGTCGCCCTCATAATCAGGGTCCTTTTGGACAACCACCCCCACCCAAGGGATAGCGGTAAAATAGCCGTCCGGGAAAGCGGAGGCAGGGGAGAATGGGTCTGTACTGCCGCCCTGGGCCTCCACATCAGCGAGAAAGGCGGAGTATATAGGCTTGTTGTTGATGAAATAGGCGTGGATGCCTGTCAAAGGGGCCATATGATCCGCCTCCTGTCTGTGTTCTGCACTCCAGTTCATGCGCCGGAGCACCAGCATATAAAGCGGGGATTTTATGCGCTCCCCGCCGGGGCGCATCAGACCTTGTTCAGGCTCTCCAGAATTGGCCGGAACATCCCCTTGGGGTCCTCGGACTTGGAGAGGTCGTTCAACGGCTCCACTTTTTCACGGGAAATGCGGTTGTCGCCCCTCTGATAGGAGGAGATGAAGTGGGTGGCGACCATCCGCTTGTGCTCGACGCACAGCTTGGAGAACAGCTCCTTTAGCCGCTCCAGCCCCACGTCCAGCAGCCGGTCGAACATTTGCATATCCAGCAGTTCGCCGTCCTTGTAGTCAACATTGTACCGCCGACGCTCATCCTCGTTCAGACCGTTCAGGACAATAAGCCGCCGCTGGTTCAGCAGCCCCCGGATTTCCGGTGTCATGAACTTTCCGCCAAACTCCTTGCGGGGGACCTCTACATAGCCTCCCACACCGTTTAAATAGCCGTAGTCCCCCAAGGACAGCACATTGGTAGGGGAGACGGCGGCGATGTAGGTCAGCTCCACAGTTTCTTCCGGCTTCGCCATGACCACGGTGGAGCCCGGATTCTTCTGCATGGCCTCGATTTGCTTCTGCATGGCCTCCAACTGCTTGGCAAGGGCTTCGTTCTGCTGGCGTAGCAGTTCTGTCTCTGTGGGCTGTGACTGCCCGACGGTATCGGCAACAGGATTGGCTTCCATAGTTTCCGCCACGGTGTTTTTGATGTTTTTTACGCCTCTGGGCATTTTTAACGCCCCTTTCTGTCAAGATTTGAAGGGTGGGGAGGGCCCCGAAGGGCCGCTCCCCTATAGAAAAGGAGGAAATCAGGAAGGCATCTGAATGGCGGCGACCTTGCTGCCCATCACGATTTTGGTGTCCATGACGGCGGTACAGTCGATGTAAATGGAGTTGTCGCCGCTCTCGCGGGGCTCCATCTCAATGACCAGAGGAGAACCCTCGGCAAAGGCGGTGTAGACGGGGGCGTAGGCGCGGCCAATGCGCCCGGAGATGAGAATGAGGCCCTTCATGCCCAGCATCTCGCCGGTGGTATTCACGGTGCCGGGCACCATGGCTGGGTCCACATCAAACAGAGGCACACCGCCCACCACGGACAGGAAACCGTTGCGCATCCACTCCTCGCCCAGGCCGTAGGTTAGGGCGGCATCGGAGGGAGTGCCCAGCGGGAGGACCTTTTGGAGGTCGCGGTAATCGCCAAAGGCCATCAGTTGGTTCCGGGGGATACCGTTTGCAGTGGAGGTCGCCACAATAGCCTCTGCCCAGTTCTGGGAGTTGTAGGTGTCGAAGGTCAGGTAGTCGGGGATGTAGGGGCTGTTGTCAGCCAGGGTCATAATGGCCCCGATGTAGTTCGCCATGATGCGGGAGTACATACCGCCCATGATGGCGTTATAGTACCAGCCGATGTCCACATCGTTGCCCACCATCTGGTACCACTTGATGACAGCCCGGCAGGTGTAGGGCCGGGGATTCAGAGTGATGGTGTCATCGTAGAGGTAGTTCATGGTGGTGGAGCGGGAAGCGCCCCAGCTGGAATCCTCGAACAGGAAGATGTCGTTGCTGTGAACGGTAATCTCCTTCGTCTGGCCCAGGGGCACAGTGGTAGTCTCCATTAGGAGGCCGCCCATGTTAGAGATTGTGTAGGGCAGCAAGGGTGTGATGATCTCCCTGGAAATACCGGCCAGCGTGGCGAGGAAGTTCCGGTCTCGTAACAGACCAAGGTCGTTCTGGACCTGGGCGAAGTCCTCGGGGGCGGGCTTGCCCTGCACAGCATAAGCCTGGGCGGCGCAGAACATCAGCAGGTTCTTTTTGTGCCCGGAGGACAGGTTAGTGTAGGCAATATCGTCCATGCGAGTCTTGTACTCGCTTTTGTTGCGAACCTTGTTGGAGAGACGCCCGTTGTACTCCATGGTCACCAGCCGGCCGGTGGCGATCAGTTCGTTGCGGGAGATGCGGCCCATCTTGGTATCCGCTGTATTGACTTTGAAATTGTCAAGGGAAATGCTGTTCAGTTTCAGAGACATTTATGCTTCAGCTCCTTTCTCAGTCCGCACCAGCCACGGTGACGGTCACGGCGTAGCTGATGGAGGTGTGGCTGCCCTCGTTGACAGTGATGGTGAAGTTCTTGCTGCCGCCGGCAGTAGCCACATTGGTGGTGTCCACCGTGATGGTCTGGGTGGTGCTGCCGTCGCTTCCTAGGGTCACGTTGCTCTGGTTCGTGCCACTCTTGGCGAGGGTTTGCCCGGAGGTCTTAGTCGCCGTGATAACCACGCTGTCGGTGCTGTTCTTCACGTTCACAGTAACGGTCTTGGTCGCCCCACCCCCGTTGATGGTATTTGAACCGTCGGGGGATGGAGTAGTGAGAGCAAAGGTCACATCAGCAGTAGGGGCTACAGGGGCCGATGTTCCTGCGATACCGTTGAAGTGGGCGATGACCCGGTACGCCTTACCCCAGTTGCGTGTTCCGACGGTTGGATAGACCTCGCCCACGATCTCGAACCAGTACCCGGTGTTGGCATCTGGTGCGGAGGCCCCAGCGACCAGCAGACCGTTGGAGACTGTGGCGTACTTGGTCGTCTGGAGGTCGGTTGGGGCAGTAGAGAAGTTGCCAGAGCCGAACACATATTGCCAGCCAGGTACAATGCGGCAGAAAGTACCCACTACATCGGCAGGCAGTTCAAGACCAGCAGTATTTGCTCCGACGCGCCAATTGTTTACGCCGTCACCCACCATGTTCACATCGTAGGAATCATAGGCAAACAGCTCCAGGATTTCTCCGTTTGTGGTGTTGGAGCCGCTGACAGCTTTGTTGAAAATCCAGGTATTCCCATTCAAAATGCCGTTATAGCCGGAGGCGGGCATAAGCTGGAGTTTCGTCACTAGAAAACCGGAGGGGCAGATCTCGGGAGTGCCGGCGTCCTGGTACACACCGGCCAGATTCGCCATTGCATCATACTGGCGGTTGCCGTTTTTCAGTTCAAAAAAGGTATTGGCAATTCGAGCCATTCTGTATTGCTCCTTTCTCAGTCGGAAATGTTCTTGATGGCCTGGGACAGGAAGGCGTTGGAGTCGCCCCCGGCTGCATTGGTTGCCGATCCGCCGCCCTCCCAGACATAGCGCTTCTCCTGCGCGTTTGCCTTGGCTCTGGCGGCCTGCATGGAAAGTTCGCCGATTTTGCTCATCACGTCTGCGGTGGCCTTCTGGTCTCCGACCCACTCGCCTGCCTCGTTAAGCACGGTGTTGTAGCACCCGGCCTCCACAGCGTCCATGAGCTGTTTACGGGTATCTTCGCTCAGTTCCATGTGGCAGGCATCGGCCTCACTTATGGCTTTCTCAATGACTTCCTTGGCGGCCTTAATACGTCGCTTGTCCTCGGCCTCGTTCATAGCCTTGACCTTTGCGTTCAGAGCCTCATTTTCCTTTTCAAGGTTGGAACACTTGGTCTCAGCGGATTCGGCCCGGTTGTTTGCGGCTTCCACAGATGCTGCCAGCATGGTGGTCACATCGACGGATACCACAGTACCGTCCTCGAACTTGAAGGGGGCGGAGAGATTGGCATAGGTGATTCGCTCCGGGATAACGGTATCGTGGTCCTCGGCCTTACTGGCATAAGTGCAGGGGAGGCCGCTGGCATTGAGCATCAGGATATGGTCGCCATTTTCGCTCATGTCCAGGATGCGGTAGTCTTTGAACTTCTCCTGTACTTTTTTCAGCAGAGGGACATTGCTCATTCCGCTCAAAGTTTTCACTCCTTTATTGTTGTCTTGCGGCTTGTCCGTATGGTAGGACGCGGCCCGGAGTTGCATTTCCTTGAATTGGCTCTGCATAGCCTCCAGCGCCTTGATGTTCGCCCCAGGGACAGCCGGTGCAACGCCGTCGCCCAGGATGGTGACACCCAGTCCGTACCATTGGGAGTAGACCTCCCGGTCTGTCTCCCGGTGGGCCTTCGTCACGTTGGTCTCGGCGGATACAGACATGCGCCCCTGTCGTGCAATCTTGTCCACCAGCTCAGGATTATAGAAACGCCAGAGCTTTCCCCTGGCGATGGCCCACACTTCACCGTCCCGTTCCTCGGTCCATACGGCGTCGTCTGTGTCATAAATTATGCCGACAATGCGCTCTGCGGTTCCGTCTGTGAAGGAGTAATGGACTTGTCCGTCCATCCCCCTGCTCTCAGTCATGTTGTGGCCGTCTCCGATACGTCCGCCAGGAAGATAGGCGCACAGGATGGGGGTGCCCCGGAAGGTATTGGCGTAGCGGCCAATGTTCCGGTAGTCCCAGCCATTCTCATTGAGGCCGGAGCGCATAATTTCGATCCGCACGTCCCAATTCAGGTCGTTGTCCTGTTGAAGCACTCGGAGGGAACCCAGGCCGTCGAATGGGGCGGCGGACTTGGTCTTGATTGGCATTAAACATCGTCCTCCTCTCCGTTGTCCGGTAGGTCGTAGATGCTTTTAACCCACTTGTCGAAGCTGGACATACTCGAGCCGTTATCCCACATAGACCAGCTTTCCAGCAGTTTCTTCCGATCCTTGCTGTTCTCAATCTGGAGGCTTTCCACCTGCCGGGCCAGACCAGGGAAGTGCCCCTGACTCTGGCTGGGTACACCTCCCACCTCATTTTCCTTTCGGTCGGCCACGTTAATAAATCTCTGGAGGGCCTTGTCCACGTTATCGTTAAGCTCAATGCAGACACGGAACACTTCGTCCAGGCTATCCAGAAGTTCGTCCAGTTCAGGCACAGATGGGTATTCAATTTCAAGCCCCTGTTGCCGCATGATAGCGGAAAACTGGTCGATGTACTCCGGCTGCTTGTGTTCCATAGTGTGGAGGGAATCACTCAGATAGGCCATTCCATACCGGCCCCACACGATCTCCTTGATGGAGGCGTAATATTGCATTGCCGCCCAGTAGGCACGAATGACTTCCCGCATGGGGTCGCGCAGAGCGAAGAACTTCGGGTTTTCATAATTGAAAAACTCGCGCTTTTTCATCAAATTAACAACCCTCCTTTCGACCAAATTTTGTTTTCAAAGTGGATAACCATTCCAATTTGTTAGAATACTCTACTTTTTGGTGGGTGGTATAAACCTTAAAAATTCCGTTGTTCTCCTCAACCACAGCTACATTCCCACGTTCCAGTATGCGGCCAACTGCTTGAATTACTTCCTTTGGGATTTCCTCCGCTCTAGTCCGCATCTTTCATATCCTCCGTTCCTTCGCTTGTGACATCTGCGATATCCATTTCCGGCCTCCCGCCCTGATCTGCGGCAGGGGAGGGAGGGAGCTGTCCTCCGTTCTTGGCAGTGTAGCTGGTTACAAGCGGCAGTCTCATGTCCAGCACTCCACTCTCCTTTACGGCGGCGCTCATGCTCAAGTCATCCAGCAGCGAGCGGCCCATTATGGCGTTGTAACGGTAAAGGTCTGGAAGAACACCCATAGACATGCTCTTTTGCATGTTGGCCCTTTCTTTCTCGTCGTTGTAGAGGTCTCCGAACATGTGGAATCTCCAGGTGTACCGGAGGTTCAGCGTAGAGTAGATGTAGTTCATCATCCGTTCAAACTGTTGGTAGACCCTTTGACAGTATTTTGCCTCCAACTGAATGGAAATGTTTACCGTTCCAGCGCGCGGGTTGTCGTTAATGGGGATGAGACCTGCCAGACCGGATTTCTCGACGGCGTAGCCGTAGCCGTTGGTAGATATCTCCGTGGCGCTCGGCGCCTCAGCTAGTTGGTGGAGTTTTAGATTCTCCGCTGGAGCCATAAAGAAACCGATGCCGGAGGTGTTGTTCTGGGATAGCATATTGTACCAGAGGGTTTCGTACAGGATGCGCCCACCCTCAGATAGCTTTATCCCGTCGTCCTGCGGGGCGGCGCTGTCATTCCGGTAGGGTATTTCTCCGGTCATCACAGCAATCAGCGGGTTTTGCACCAACTCCAATTGGACCTGCTCATACTGAGCGATAGCAGACATGGAGAGATAAAGCCCTGTCATAGTGGAAGCCAAGTTTGGGTTTGTATCATCTATCTCGAAGCCCCAGACTTTGTCGATTGGAAGAGTCACCCAATAGGCCCACCGCCCGTTCTGGACGTATGCCTCCGGGTTCCCGACCAGATCCTTCATTTGAGCTAGTTTGTCTAAATTGACCCGCCAGCCCTTTGAGGCAAACACAGCGTTTCCGGGCGGCTCAATCACAGCGTCGAAGCTCTCCAGATAGGGGATAAACAGATCTCCAAACTGCCTCCAGTCAGTACCCGGTTGGAGGAAATAGAACATATCGAAGGAGACGGTATAGCCGGAAATGTTGTTGTAGCCGATGATTTTTAGCCAGTCTGGCGGGAGTTTCTGCATGAAAGCGTAGTTGACTTTGTTGTGGGACTTATCTACATCGTATCGGATGTAGTAAAACACTTTGCCCTCTTGGATTGCTTGCCCGGTAGCTTTGTGGGCGTTGGCTTTTGGGTCCAGTTTGTCGTTGAACTTCTCCAACAGGGCAGCTTCACGCCAGAACTCAGGCGTTTTGGCATCATCTTCGTCGGTGAATGCCGGGGCCGTATAATAGTTGTATGTCATCAGGTCGGTGTAGAGCTTCCTGATTTTTAGCATCGGATAAGCTGTAGCCTCCAATGCGTGATGGGTTCCTCTCAGCAGGGCTTCGTTTCCGCCTGGATTCTTGATAGCCTCACCAATGGCGTCCTTGCTATACTCGACGGGAAGGGTGTTAATTTGCTTGACCCGCTTATTCTGAATCCATGGGTTGTTATCCATTGCCCGGTCATAGGCCCGGAACAGGGCATCCATCGGCATATTGGAGAACTTCGCAGAAAGCACATTGATTTGCCGCAGGAGGTTTTGATAGATTGTCTGCACTTTTCGCTAAGCCTCCTTCAGCCGTACTTGCTCTTTCTCCAGCTCTTTTTCTAGGTCAGCCAGAAAGTTCAGAATACCTGCCTGGGCATCCGGGTCATTGTGCAGGGCTTCGCCTGCGATGATGATATTGCAGGCGGCTACCCACTCCCGGTCAGGTGCGGGAAGCGATCTTGCGTTCCTGATGAGCGTACTCCCTCCCGGTTTCCGTTTGTTAGTATAGACAAGAAGATGATGGGGGGTGGCCCGGTGGAAGCGGTACTTTTCCGCAGCGTAATCGATGTGCTCTGCTGTTGGAGTCATTTGATAGATTCGGTATCGGTTCAACATACTCTTCCCCTTCTTCCAAGCACACGCGGCCTATACGACGCTACCCCCGATGCTGTGGCTGAGGCACGGCGGGCGGCGGCTATCAGCGGTTCCCAATTTGTTTTCCGGCGGGCGGACTGGATGAGGTTCTTTCGTTCCAGAAGCTGTGCCACCCGCAGTGTGTATTTTGTCGCAGACCACATATCACGCTGGATGAACTTGGATACCCGGTCCTCCGACCAATTTGAGCCCCGGTATTTGATTTGCAGATTCTTGATTTGACGGACCATCTCATGGGCCTTGATATATGGAAGAACGATTTCTACGTCACTGGAGCTGTCCGTGATTTTGTGAGCTTTTTTATATGCCTCCAAACCGGCGTAGTGGTCTGGAACGATCATCTGGACGTTGCCGTTTTCAAACTGCATCTTGGCGTATTTTATCATCTCACCGTCCGGATCGCTGTTCCCTGTTTCCCTGGCGCCGTTACTGGCTTTGACCGGGTAAATAACCGGAAGCGCACCGGGTAGCTCCAACTCTGGGTAGTCATGGTTCATGCAGCACAGCGTCACCCCGTCGCCCATATCCTTCATCAACTGCTCCGTAACAGACTTTCCGTACTGCTTATCGTCGATGGCGATGTAGGTCAGGAAATTGGACCCCGACATGGAAAATCGCGTCCACATCTGTTTGAGGTATTGTGCTTGTAGGCTGGCCTCCCTTGGCAGCATATCGTTAAGATATACCACCTGCTTCAGGAACACATCCTTCTTGGAGTCCTCCTTCTGAGCGGTCAATTTCGTTACTGCTATGGCGCATTTTGCGTGGTTCGCACCTTCCTCATGGGATACGTCGTAGCCGATGATATAAATGCAGTTCGGATTCCCGCAATGGCGCTCCTCCATGACCTTCAACACCTGGGACTTAGTGAGCGCCACATCTGAAATGACCGGGTCTTTTGTGTCTCCGGTGTAGACACTCTCGCACTCTCGTAGCCACTTCTCAGGAGTCATATTCTTTTTTAGGCCCCGAAAGTATTCAATGTCTCGGATACCTGACAGGACGGAGACTGTCCAGGGCACGTCTATGGCAAACGCGCTCTTCCCAGCCACCATGTCGGCCAGAATGTCGCACCGATACTTGAAGGCATCGTTTTGCTGGGAAGAAGCAGAAGTGATATAGTGCTTCTTGAAGTTGATATGATTTGGGTCAGGATAACCGTTCACTAGATGACGCAAACGGTTTGTTGGGTCAACAACCGTCTGATAGCGATCATGGTCGAAGGGGTACTCGTCTTCCTGCCCGCACTCCTCGCAGATGACTTGGTGGCAGTTATCGCCGCGCTTGGATGTTATGCGGAACTCGGAATTGGTATCGGTGATAAGGGTAAAATCACCCTTTGCAGATGTCTTGATAATGATTTGGCTGGTTAAGGCAGGATAGTTCTTCTGCACCTGCTCAAATGCTGAACGGGCCAGATCCGCAGCCTGATCCATGGTTGGGCCAAAGTAGCGAATACGCTCATGGGGCCAGCACAGCATTTCGGTTGCTGCTCCGGATAGTTTTGTGTAGGTCTTGGAAAGGCCACGGGAACCAGTGATAAAGGTTTCTTTATACCGGGCATCTGCACGCCAGATAAGTGCTTGAATAAATTGTTGCTGGAAATCGGCCTCTGGGGATTGGCAGATGGCAAGCAGCCGATCAGGATACCAACGGAAGTAGGAGAGGAGCAGGCACCAGCTTTCAGAGTTCTTCTTGGAGTAGTCCACCGGTTTTGGTTCCCCGCGCTTTATCCATCTATGAAGTGTGGGGTTCCACCATTTACCGGCTGGCATTTTACTCAACTCCTCGGTTCTACTTTTTCTTTCCTTTTAGCTTTTTCTTTTCCAATTTCATGGGCGGGAGTCCCAGACATTTCAATGTGTCCAACTCTGCCTTGCTCATATCACTGTCGAACTCTCCGTATTGCGGTTCAATCTGAAGTTCCAAGGGAAGCTCGTCCGATTCGGCTATGCCCATGTTCCGACGTGTACAGTTGACGATTTCTCGCAGGATGTAGTCCAGATAGTCGTGAGACATGGGATACTTGGCTTGATCTCCGCGAAGTTTTCCCAGAAGTTCATCATACCCTAGCAGGTCTCCGTTTTTCATGTACCCGGCCCGTTCCAAGGCATCGCCCAGTGTATCCAACTTAATGGGAGCCACCGGGGCCTCGTCGCGCTTCCGCATGAGGTTGTCTGCCATAAATTTGGAGCGGATGTCGTTCAGTTTGCGGGCGTCATCGTATTCTTTCCTTGCCATCGCTTTGGAGTAGTCAAGCTCGAGTTTACATATCTCTCGAAGATTGTGCTCCATTTCTTCGTCAATGCCGTTCTCCATCAGACCCCCGGCTTTGATGGAGTAGAGCCGGTCGAGCTCCTTATAGTCCTCGGTTGTGTAGTCGCTCAATATGCCCCACTTGCGGCGCTGGGCCTTTGTACCAGGCAGCTTGGCAGAGGTTCCCTCCATGGTCGCTCCTGCTGCGAACTTTGTCCTGGCGTCGATTTTTCCGCCAAAGAGCACAGAGATGTCCGTCATACCATCCACAAACGCCGCCGGTTCGCCGTCGTCCTTGTATCTGTATTCGCTGGTTTCCAAGTTTTCTAGATACATGATCCAAGTGATCTCGTCGACGTCATATGCTCCGTTTGGCATACATTCTGGAATGAATGGGAGATTGTAGGCCGCGCAGCATAGGAAGTATGCAAAGGCGGGAGAGGTGTCCTCCGCAAAATCCTCGAACTGCTTCTGCTGGCAGTCACGGCAATAATGGACGAACCGCGTATCTTCGTACCAATCTGGGGAGGCTAGGACGCCTTCCTCCTCATTGAGGCCACACCCACAGTTGACGCAGTATATAGTTGCTATTTCCTGCTCCTGCCCATTGTTGTGCATTTCCGACACCCTGTTCCCTCCTCGCAAGAAAACAAAAAGAGGCCACTGTCAACTGCATTATACAGTCAACAGCGGCCCCAAATGGCCCCTCTATGCCATCAATTCGGCACAGGTATCTTATTATTTCTTATTTTACCGCTTTTCCACTCAAATTGCAACAACTTTTGTCGGGTGCCTGAATGTGTTCCAACTTTGTGCGTATGGACATCACTTTTATTTTATTATTCCATGCGGAGAGCTTCACTTCATTTCCTTTGGAAAGGGCGCGCTCTATCACTTCAATGGATTGTTGTGAAAGTTTGTATTCTGCCATATTCCCTCCTATTTTGGCAGGGGTGGCCGGATTCGAACCGACGATACGAGGGTCAAAGCCTCGTGCCTTGCCGCTTGGCTACACCCCTGTTTGGAGCTGGTGGACGGACTTGAACCCCCGACCGGTTGAATACAAATCAACTGCTCTACCAACTGAGCTACACCAGCATGGAGCACCAGAGAGGTGTCGAACCTCCAACCTCCGCACTACGAAAGCGGTGCGCTACCGATTGCGCTACTGGTGCTGGCCCGAGTGGTGGGACTCGAACCCACGGCCCCATGCTCCCAAAGCATGTGCGCTACCAACTGCGCTACACCCGGATAAGGCGGGAATCCCGCCTAGTTTATTGGCTTCGGCATCGTCACCGTTACGGTGTATTCGGTGTCGGTTTCTTCGATGGTGTAGTCCGCTTGCTTCTGAGTATATATAGTGATCGAACTCCCCCCGAAGTTGCCCTGTACGGTCACACGCACAGGGCGATCCTCGGAAGTCATGCACCCGGTCAGGAAAACCAGTGCGGTGGTGACGCACGCCAAAACCAGCTTGCGCATTAGTTAATTGCCTTTTTCAGGGCAGTGGACACCTGCAGCCGAAGCGCCTTGTGGGCCGCAACGGTGACCTTCTCCCCGGTAGCCGGGTTGTGGCCCTCACGCTCCGGCACCATCTTGGAGCGGAAGGTGCCCAGTTTGTTGACAGCCACATCCTCGCCCTTCTTGGCGCACTCGGTGATGATTTCCACCATCGTGTCCACAGCGGCCTTGGCATTGGCCTTCTTCAGATTGGTGCGGTCTGCGATCTCAGCAATTAGTTCAGAATACAGCATTCTTGCTCCTCCTTTTTTCTTTCCCGCCCTCGTCTCCTGCAACTGCGGGGCGGCAAATTTGAGCGGGTGAGGATTTGCACCTCACATAGATCCACATCCTGGGTCCCGACATCTTTAGCATGTTCGGGGAGCTCCTTATCCCTTGAAGCGTCTACTCTTGCCCGCCCCGCACAGGAGGCATTTATGGGCTTTACCACCCGCCGTAGGGTGTCTATTCCGCCACCGCTCAATGGTATGTAATCCGCTGTGCGGTATCACATCAAAGGGCAACACCCTCCATAACGGCGCGGGCCTCCAGGATGGCAATATAGTCAACCATCGCTGCGATTTGAATGTTGTATGTGCTGCGGGGACATGTAGGATTAAATTTGAGTTCACCCCGATCCCAATCTTCCAACATGGCTTTCAACTTCTTGTACCGGATTACAAGCTGATAATACTCGGCCTTAAAGCGTTCTTTGTAGTCAGCGCTCTGCATTAGGGAAACAGTATCTTTCAGTTCCATATTGCTTACCTCATTTCAAATTTTGTATTTTGGTGCCACTACCCGCCTCATGCGGCGAGGAGCGGCGTATCAAAGTCTCACCGATAGCCCGGCGGCGGAAGCCCTTGGATTTATTCATGGGGAGGAAGCTGCCAGTCTCCTTTCTATTGATATTCCGGTGTATTATGGTATAATTTTCTTAGAAATGAGGTGAGAAAGTGGAGTATTCGTACAAGTTCCGCATTTATCCAAACGCTGAACAGCGGGCGCTTATCCAGAAAACTTTTGGATGTTCCCGGTTCGTCTACAACCATTTTCTCGCCCAGCGTATTTCCGAATACAAGGCAACGGGGAAAGCCCCCACACGCTTCCAACAGGATAAAATGCTGACAGCCTTAAAGAGAGAAATCCTGTGGCTGAAAGAAGTGGATTCTATTCCACTTCAAGCCGAGCTACAAAATCTGGATTCTGCCTATCAAGGCTTCTTCCGCCGCGTGAAGAAGGGCGAAAAGCCCGGTTTCCCGCGCTTCAAGAGTAAGCGGGACAGGCGAAAGTCCTACAAGACCAAACAGCACATTACCAATGGGAAGCCGACTATTTATGTTGATGATAAGCACATCCGCCTACCCAAACTTGGCCTTGTGAAGTGCCGTATCTCAAAAGAGGTCAAGGGCCGCATACTCTCCGCCACTGTCAGCCAGAACCCATCTGGGAAATACTTCGTTGCCTTGTGCTGTACCGATGTGGAAATCGCCCCACTCCCCAGCACCGGGGCGGTAGTCGGCCTCGATATGGGATTGAAGTCATTTGCTATTACCTCCGATGGTGTGGATTACGAAAACCACCGCCACCTGTGCAAGAGCCAGAAGAAACTTGCCCGTCTTCAACGCCAGCTCTCCCGAAAAACAAAGGGGAGTAAGCGGTGGGAGAAGGCCAAACTGCAGGTGGCGAGGCTCCATGAACACATCACCAACCAGCGGACGGATATGCTCCACAAGCTGTCCACCGCCCTTGTCCGGGACTATGATCTAATCAGCATTGAGGACTTGGCCCCGAAGAACATGGTCAAGAACCACAAACTGGCAAGGTCGATTGCGGACGCCTCCTGGGGTGAGTTCCGGCGACAGTTGGAGTACAAAGCGGCGTGGTACGGGAAAGCGGTTGTCCGGGTGGACAAGTTCTATCCATCCTCTCAGCTCTGCTCCGCCTGCGGCGCACAGTGGCCGGGGACGAAAGACCTCTCTGTGCGGGAGTGGACTTGCCCTGTCTGCGGAACCGTCCACGACCGGGATGTGAACGCCGCAAAGAACATTTTGAACGAGGGCCTACGCCTGTTGGCGTGACCTCTGCACGGTAGGGCGGGGCACGCCCGAACCTAATGCTCGGGGAGACCGTGTAAGACCTCGCATGGGCAGGCAGTGGTCAGCGAACCGAGAATCCCCCGGCTTTAGACGTGGGGAGTGTCAATGGCAAGATACGCGACCCCGATTCGCCAGTATAGTGTCTTTCCACAGTCATAGGAACCTGCAAGATTTGAACTTGCGACCTCTACCCCTCTCGGTTAAGCGACGGATTCCGCCCCGCCCCAGGTTCCGCATGCCCCCGTCTATTCCGGGGTGTCAGCTCCGTGTACTTTGGAGCAAGTTTCTATAATTGGTTACCGCGAAAAGTGCGGGTCACCAAGCCCAGGGCCGGAATCGAACCGACATCTACTACACCAGATCACGGTGTCGCTCTCACCATTGAGCTACCGGGGCACGGGTGCCGCCCCTCACCTGGAGGGGGAATACAAGCGAGGAGCGGCAAAAAGGATGGGGGAGAAAGGAGTGGCCCGCCCCAGCCTCGAACTGGGCAGCGGCCTTTACCGACGGGCCATACAGACGCAAAAAACGCACCCTTCCCACAACCTCTTAACGCCGGTTAATGATCGACGATAACGGTTGCGCGAACAGTGCGCAGGGCGGTTAGCTTCGGGTGTAGCCACCAAAACCTCTTATTTGTGTGAATTAATTCTACCACATAAAAGACAGAAAATCAAGTTCTTTGGTTTTAATACTGTCCTGGGAGGTTCCAGGATTAGGTGTCTCTCCCGTTATTGACATCCATAATACTCCATGATATCCTAGGATAAAATAAAAGAATCTAAAAAATATTTGGGTAATGCATGGGTAAAACTGGGCGATAGGTTGCGGAGCTATTGCGGCGCAATGGAAACGGAAAATATTTGGCAGACTGTAAATCTGTTGCGATTCGCTTCGGTGGTTCGAATCCACCCTCCTCCACCAAAAAATGTCTCGCCAGTCGGCGGGGCATTTTTTCGCATCTGGGATCTCCAAATGGTGATACTGAACGAATGAAATAGAACTTATGTTCGATTACGAGGTTATAATAACACCAAATGGAGATAACAGTCAAGGGTTTTTTCCTGGTTTCTGTTGCAAATGGTGATAAAATATGATAGGATAGCCCCAATAATGGGACAGGAGGGACGGACAG